CGATACCATCTCTTGAGCATCTTAGACTCAGATGTCGGAGGTTTACCCTCTGACACTCGAGTTTGGATATTTCTAGGGAATGGTAACGCCGCGAACTCAGTTTCGATCTCTCGGAACTGAGCCCACAGGTTCTCAAGGCTCTCCCAGTCAAGGGAGCAGCCAGGGAGCGAAGTGTCAAGCGGTTTCGCAATCTGTACAGTCCGAGTTCGATATTGCACTGGCGGGGCCACTGCAATTCCAGGAGCCGAAGTAGGTACTTCGGTTGCTAGGACGAACGGGACACGGGGTTGTACACTAGGTGTGGACAAACGACCTTTACGGACAGAGGCAGAGACCCACTCCTTGAAATCTTTCTCATTGTCATATTCAGAGTGCCATTCGGGCAACACAGTTGCCTTAAGGTGTTCTAAATAGAGGGCTCTAAGATCGAGATCAGGATGTGGAACTACCCCTTCCTCCGTAATGACCGTGCCTTTTGGGTCTGGTTCGTAAGCAGCCTCTAGCCGAGCATTATACTCTTCTAGAGTCTGCGGACGATACCATTGTCCGTCCTTGATGTACCACCCCTCGGGTGGACAGAAGACCTCCTCAACTATCTCCTTCGTTTCCATGGCTGCCTGAGGCAATAAGATTTCCTCTAGTTTAGTACGAAGGTCCCGAGCGGTTATGACCACATCCATGAAACACTCCCGGTACACCGTCTCATTTAGGGAATCAACTACCTCACTAGGTGTGGTAGTCTCAATCCCCGGATGAGTCGATGCCATAGAAGCGTCTCGTGGTGTCGTGCCATAATGCTCACGGTCCCTGTAGACAGTCCCTAACCTCTTAGCCGAAGCTATTAGCTCTGAATAAGAGTCTAGGTATTCAAGAATGAGTTTTACCTCACTCTCGAAGAATAATCTACATAGACCTTGAACCCTGGTCATCGAAGTCTTATATAGGGAGGTTACCGATTTCAAGGGTAGCCAACCTTTTAGACCTGTATAACCAGGACCACCAGGACCATAGAACGTAATTATGTAATTACGCAATCTCTTCGGAAGAGAGAAGAGTCTCTTAGATGCTGAAGCTTTTGCTCGATACCCGTATCCAAGGACAGATAGCATCTGCCCAAAAGATAACGAGTATTTCCGCACCAGCTCCAATAGGCCGGCAAGGGATTGTCGACCTACCACAAACTCGGCGAAAGGAACCATTGAGACGTTCACTCCATTACGGAATGTCCGCTTCGCAAATTCTAACGTCGAGCCTGATGTTGAAATCAGGGACTTGTGGTCCCCGATCCCGACATCTAGAGCCTTCATAATTCCTGAGTATTGCTTGGCTACACAGTCACGCGCTATAACTACGTCGTCTCCCAAGACGGCGTAGCCCTCGTACCATGGTTTACCAGCGGTAAGTACGCCTGCCTTAAAGGCAGACCACTGAACGATCGCATGGTGTAGAAAAGCC